ACTGGTCATCGGGCGCCAAGGATTACACGGTCAGCAAGGACGCCTCGGGCGGGTTGATGGGCGTTATTCAGCCTGTTGTTGACGCCGGGGCGCTGCGCCAGTTCGAGATGTTCCTCGTGGGCAGGCGCGCCCGGCAGTTGAAAGCCGAAGGCCGCGAGCGGTTTCTGACGGATGAGGATCTGGCGCAGATCGACGCGATGGTGGCCGATCTCGACCCCGCTGTCGGCAAGATGTTCGTCGCCACCGAGAAGCTGTGGTCGCAGTTCAACACCGCGTTCCTCCAGGAGATCGCCGCGAGCGGCGTTATCTCGAAGGCTGCGGCTGAAGCCATGACGAAGGACGTCACCTACATTCCGTTCCACCGTGTGCTGGACCGGGATGGGGAGTTCGACTTCTCGCCCGAAGGCATCGCGAAGATGCGCAGTCAGGCGTTCACCGATGTCAGGTCCGGGCTGCACAAGCTGAAGGGCGGCGACTACGCCATCAAGGAGCCGATCGAGACGCTGGCGCGCAACATGCACTCGCTGCTCGACCGGGCGCGGCGCAACGCGGCGGGGTCCGAGGCGCTGCGCGTGGCGGTGGGTGTCGGGGCGGCGCAGCAGACGAGGCGCACTTTCAAAGGCATCATGAACAGCCAGTGGCTGCGGGAGAACACCGAGGCGCTGGAGGCGCTGGGGCTCCCGGTCGACGATATGCTCAAGAGCCCTGACTTGCGCGCCGCCATGCAGCAGCTGCTGGCGGATGCACAGCCCAAGGCGTTCAACGAGATCTCGGTCATGGTGGACGGCAAGCCTGTCTATTTCGAGGTGCTGAACGCGCAGTTGCTGGAATCGCTCAAGGGGCTGGAGCCGCGAGAACGGTCGTGGCTGGAGCGGGTGATTGAGGAGCCGAAGAATATCCTGACCCGCGCCGTCGCACTCGACCCGGTGTTCATGGCGCGCAACTTCGTGCGCGATGCGCAGCAGGCGTGGATTATCTCGCCGGCGAAATTCACTCCCGTTCTTGACACGCTGCGCGGTTTGTTGCGCTCCATGGAGGTCAGCCCCGAAAGTCTGTCCGATGTTGGCAGCGCCAGTCTCTACGATCACGACAGGCTGGATCGTATTGTGGCGGAGCGCACAGGGCGACGGCCCAAAGGGGTGCTTGCCGGCCCGAAGGCCCTGCTGCATCGGTGGGAGGAAATCGGACGCCGCATCGAATTGGCGAACCGCACCGCCGTTCACGACTCCGTGCTGGCCGAATTGACGGAGCAGGCGAAGGCGCTGCCCGAGGCGGATCGCGCGAGGGCGGTGCAGCGCGCGCAGGAAGAAGCCGTATATCAGGCGATGTTCCTGACCAACTACGCTTCGCACGGCTCCTGGGGCGCTGTGCGCACTGCGGTCGCACTGATCCCCTACCTGAACGCTCGCCTTCAGGGGCTCGACCGACTCGCCATGCAGGGCACAGGCCCGAAAAAGATACTGGCGCAAACGCTCATTCGCGGCACGCTGTTCATGACGGCGGCGCTGGCGCTTGAAGGCGCGCTATGGGGCGATGATGATTACGAGGAGCTGGAGGAGTGGCAGAAGGACGCATACTTCCATTTCCGAGGGCCGGATGGCGAACTTTATCGCTTTCCCAAGGGGTTCGAGATCGGTCTGCTGTTCGGCACCTACCCGGCGCGGGCGTTGCGCGCGATCCGGGGCGACGATAATGGCGACGAGTTCGCAGGGGCTATCTGGCGTGGCGTGACCGACACACTGTCGATCAACCCAATTCCGCAGGCGGCGCTGCCGCTGCTCGAAGTCGCGCAGAACAAGTCCTTCTTCACAGATCGCCCCATCGAGACGATGGGCATGGAGCGGCTGTCTCCCGAGAATCGCTACCGGCCCACCACATCGGAGATGTTGCGCTCGACGGCGCCCTACTTTGCGTGGACCGGCGTGTCGCCGATACAGGCGGAGCATCTGGTGCGCGGCTATTTTGGGCCAATGGGGGCCTACGCGCTCGCCATGGCCGACGGGCTCACCGCCACGGCGGTCGGGACGCCAGTGCGCCCGGCGGGCGGGCTGCAGGCGCTGGGCGCCAACGCGCCTGATGCATTGTTGCGCCTGCCGCAGACACTGGTCGACCGCTTCGCCGGGTCGTTCGTTGCGCGCGAGGTGCCGACGAACACCAAGTTCACGACACAGTTCTACGATCTCAAGTCGGACATCGACACGGCGGTGGCGGATCTGCGGCGGGCCGCGCGCATCGGCGATGTGGCGCAGGCGAAGGCGCTGGTGGCGGAGAACGTCGATCTGTTGCGCGCTCGCGCGCCAATCATGGCGGTGGATCGCCGACTGCGCGCTCTGCGTGAGTCGATGAACGTTGTGCGCAACTCCACTGATCTCGACGCTCTGCGCAAGAAGGATCTGCTTGAGCAGATGCAGACCATGATCAACCGGCTGTCCGAGGCGGCTATCAGGTCTGTGCCTGCGGCATGAAGCGGATTCCGATCCGCGAGATCGAGCGGCTGAAGGCGCAGCTTGCGCGCGCCATGGAGCGGTTCAAGCCGCTCGACTACATTCCGCCCGTCGATTATATCGAGGACCGTTTCTCGATCAAACTCGACCCGTGGCAGCGGCTATACGCCACGACCGCGCTCAAACGCCCCCGTGTCGCCATCGCCGCCTGCCGCCAGTCGGGCAAATCCACGGTCACGTCCGGGTTTGCCGCATGGATCCTTCGCACCTTTCCGGGGTCCATGGTGCTCGTGGCGTCGAAATCGCTGAAGCAGGCGGCGTATTTCGTCGAGAAAATCAGGGCGGCGCTGGCGGTGGATTTCGACGGGCACTTCGTCGAGGACAACAAGCACAGTCTCATGGCGTCGAACGGCAGTCGCGTCGTCGCCATCCCGGCCGGTAATCCCGACGCAGGGCGCGGCTTCTCCCCTGATCTCGTCATTCTGGACGAGGCGGCGTTCGCGCACGAGAACCTGCTGACCGTGCTGTCGCCGTCGCTGGCCGCCACGAACGGCGCCATCCACATGATCTCGTCTCCCAATGGCCCGGTCGGGCTGTTCTACGAAGCCATCGAGGGCAAGGCGCGCAGCGCCTACTGGTCGTTTCGCATCACGCACGAGGATTGCCCGCGCATCACGGACGACTTCCTCGCCGCCGAGCGCATGATCATGAGCCCGCATCAGTTCGACCAGGAATATCTTGCCAAGTTCATTGCGCCGCAGGGCGCATTCTTCGGCGTGTCGGCTTTGCAGACGCTGCTGGAAGATCGGGAGGATACCGATTACACTGAGTTCCAGCGAGACGTTCAGAGCATCAAGCGCTGGGACCAGGTGCTGGGCGTGCGGGCCGAAGACATGACGGCGGCGTTTGATCGGACGGACAGGGTGCGCAGGTATCTATATGACGCATAGCAGCATGCGCACGGGGCGGCTCCTGCGGGAGCGCGGCTTCAGTTTGCAGACGCCGCCGTTCGCCGTGGTGGCGCTCGACCCGTCGGGGTCGGGCGACGACCATCATGCGCTGTCGCTGATTTATCGCGAGGAATGGCAAAAGGGCGAGAATTACGACCCGGATTTCGCGGTCGAGAAGATGCACCGCATCCAGCTCGCGAAGCGCTTGCCGCAGACGCTGGAGTTTGTTGACGTGCTGGCGACGATGCTCCGTCTCGCGCGGCATCTGTCGCGCGAGACGGAGCTGGCGCGGCTTTCGGGCTGGCTGATGGTGGTCGAGACCAACGGTGTCGGGCACGGCTACGCCGAGGCGCTGCGCGCCAAGCTGCAGCCGCGACACGTCCTGCGCATCTTCACCACCGCGGGGCTGGATCAGAAGCCTGTGGTCGAGGATAAGACCACGATGCCGCGCATGGCCGGGTTGGACCTTGTGCGCATGCTCATGGAGACGCATTATCTGCGGGCCGCCAAGGGCGCCGAGGGCATGGAGCATCTGGCGGCCGAGCTGCAGACCTTCGTTTGGCGGACGAAGAACAGGCCCGAAGCCATGGCCGGGCAGCACGACGATCTTGTGATGGCGCTTGCGCTGGCGGTATGGACCGCAGAGAAACTGGTGCCGCCGCTGCTGCTCGCCGCGCCGCCGCCCCGCGGACGGAGGTTCGCCTGATGAATGGCCCCCTGATCGAGATCGACCCGGAGACGGGCGACACCCTACTGGTCGACGAAACGCCGTTGCCGCCCGCCGAGGGCATGGTGGGGCCACATTTCGTCAACATGGCTGACAACTCGCCGAACTCGAACATGGATCTGGTCGCCGCCTATCTGACACAGGCGCTGGATCAGGACGCCGGCACGCGGGCGCCCATGGTCGAAGAAGCGGAGCGCATGGTCGATGTGCTCGGGGTCGGCACCGAGGCGAAGCCGGATGACTACGGATACGAGAACAGCGACACGTCGACTCATACGCTGCTCGCCCTGGCGCATACCCGGTTCATGGCACGCACGCTCGCTGAGATGCTGCCTCCTGACAAGGTGGTTCGTGCATGCAGCGCCGTGGATCTGGCGCAGATCGAAGATGTGGCGCAGCGGCAACAGTTCGAGCGCATCGTCGCCGCCGCCTCCGGGCGCGTAGAGCGGTTCTACTACGACTACCTGATGCACAAGTTGCCGGGCTATGTCGAAGGACTGGACCGCACTATCTGGAACACAGGTCTGCTTGGCATCGGGCACCGCAAGATCCGCGTCGACCCGACGCGCACATCGACCCCGGTCAGCATAGACGATGTGCCGGTCGAGGATCTGCTGTTCAGCCTTGAAGACGCGGCGTTCTGCAGTCAGCGAAAGACCCATCTCATCAACATGCCTGCCAGCGAACTCGCGCGGCTGATGGCGACAGGCTTTTACCGATCGGTCGACGTGGCGGGCAGCACCGGCATCAGCATGAGCCCGATGACGGCGCGGCGGGATCGCATGCTGGGCATCCAGCACGACTATTTGTCGGGCAACGACACGCATACGCTCGCGGAAGTGCACGCCGAACTATTCTTCGAGGGGGATCGGCACCCGGCCGGGTTGGCGCGACCCTACGTCATCACCATCCATCAGGCGACGCAGCAGGTGCTTTCGTTCCGGCGTAACTGGCGCGCGGACGATCCCGATGAGCGTCGCATCCAGAGTTTCATCCACTACGTCTATCATCCCGGCCATCGGCAGGGGTCAGGGGTCGGGCTCGGGCAGCTTCTCGGCAACACTGCGCAGGCGCTGACGCGCGGGCAGCGCCGCGCTTTCGACGCGGCCTATCTCGCCAATCACCCGGCGGGATTCAAGCACTCCAGCTTCACGGTCCGCAACGACGCGACGCGGGTCCGCCCAGGCGAGTTCATTGATGTGGACAGCCCCAACGCGCGCATCAGTGACGCGATCATGCTGCACCCGTTCAAGGGGCCTGATCCGGGGCTGCTGACGCTGCTCGATTCCCTGGATCGACAGGGCAAGGAGCTTGGCGGCGTCGCGACGATGGACATCGACCGCATGTTCAAGTCGGGTATCGCGGCGGGACCGGCCATGGCCGCGTTCGACCAGAGTCACGAGTTCGATACGGCGGTGCACCGCCGCATCTACCGGGCGGCCGAGACCGAATATCGGCTGATGCACCGGATGATGCGGGAATCGTTCGGCTCTCGCGAAGTCATTTTTGGCGAAGGGGAGCGGCTGCAGCCCGGCGATCTCGTGATGACGCAGGTCAAGCCCGCTATGAGACCGGGGCACGCTACGCGCCAGCGGCGAGCCATTGAGGCGCAGGCCGCCTACGACATCGGCAAGGAGAACCCGGAGTTCGTCGACCGACGGGCGACGATCGTCAATCTGTTTTCGGCGCTGGGGGTCGAGAACCCCGAAGAAATGATGTTGCCGAAACAGAATGAGGTGCAGCCGGCGGATCTGGTGAGCGAATATGGGCGCGTCATGAAGGGCGAGCCGATCCGGGCTGGCGTTTCACAGAACCACAGCGCTCACATTGAGGCGCATCTGGCGCAGATACAGGGGCTGGCCGGGAGCAGCATCCCTGCGCAGGCCGGGCAGATGGCGAGCGTCGCACTGTCGGCGCACATCGCCGAACACATGGCCTTCCAGTTGGCGGTCGATGTGGCGGCGGCGCTGGGCATCCCCGTCGAGGCATTCCAGCAGGGCATCCCGCCCGAGGTCGAGTCGCAGATCGCCCCGGCGCTTGCGCAGGCCGTGGTGCAGATCGAGCGCATGCGCGCCACGCCGGGCGACGCCGATGTGCGCCTGCAGATCGAGCAGATCCGCGCTGAGAACAAGACGGCGATCGAACAGATGCGGATGAACGCCAAGATCGCCGAGATCGCGGCGCGGTTGAAGGATGGGCGGGAGGAAAACCAGAGCGACTTCCAGATCAACCGCGAGGACAATGCTACCGCGCTGCTGATCGCTCGAATGAAAACGGCGCAGCCGAGGCCGATAACGAGACCGCGAGCGCCGACCAATAATCCGCAGCCTCGTTCGGACCCGCGGCGATGAGGTCGGTTCCGCTTCTCGCCGAACAGCGCCGTGACGAAACCGATGCCGCGTGCGCCACCGCCATGATCCGCGCCGTGAAGGAGCGACTGACCGGCGCCGAGAAGGCGCTGCTCACCGTGCGTGCGACCGACATGGCTTCCTACGCCGCCGCATTTGAGCGTGCACAGGTGTTGCGATCCGTGCTAGAAGATGTGCAGAGTGTTGCCGCGAAGCACTACGACATTTAGCCTCCACAGGAGATGAAATGAGCCTGCTACTGCCGAGAAAAGGACTGGCGATGCCCCGGCGTGATGCCGTCATCGAGCGCCCGGCGCCATCCGCCGTATCCGTCACCAGCGATGACTTTCTGACACCGAGACAAATCCGGCATCAGATCGATTCCATGCCCAAACGGGCGATGGAAATCGAGCCTGCCGGATGGCGCCTGTCGATCCTCGTGCTGACGACGCCGGAGCAGACCGAAGGCGGAGTGTTGCTGATCGACGAGGAGCGCGAGCGGCGCTCAGTCACCAGCCCGCAGGGCATCGTCCTGCGGCTCGGTCGGGGAGCCTATGCGCCCACGTCGCCCGGCGACGAGCGGTTCAAGATTTCCGGGCCGTGGTGCAAGGTCGGAGACCGCGTCCTGTTCCAGCGATACGGCGGCCGCGTGGTCCGGTTGCACAACGGGCAGGCGCTCGCCATTCTGCTCGACAGCGACATCAGCGGCGTGATCGATCGCGGCTGGCTGGAAGCCGCCGACGAGACCCGCACAACCCCCGGAGACCACATCGATGTCTGAGGAACAGCAGTCCACCGCGGGCGCAGCGCCCGCGCCGAGCATATCTGATCTGATCGCGCAGCGCGTTTCTGCGCTGGCGCAGAGCAACGAGACGCTGCAGCGACAGATTGGAGATCTGGCGCGGGAGCGACAGGTCTCCCAGGTCGAGACGCAGATGCTGACGCTGCAGCAGTCGACCGAAAAGGCCGCGAGCGATGCGCAGAGCGCGCTGGAGGCCGCCATCGAATCAGGCGATGCACGATCGCAGGCCGTGGCATACGCCAAGCTGGCCGAGGCCACGAGCGAGAAGCAGCGCGTCGCGGCCGAGATCAGATCATACCGCGCGCAGCAAGAACGCGAGCGGAACGCCCCGCCGCCATCGCCGAGGGTGGACACGAGCGAACTGGACAAGTTCCGCGCTCGCAATCAGGCGTGGTATGGGCGTGATCAGGAGATGACGACCACTGCGCTTCAGATCGCCACGCAGCTGGAAGCCGGGGGCGTCACCAAGGGGAGCCCCGAGTATTTCGCTGGTGTCGAAAGGGTCATCAAGGAGCGGTTCCCCGATCGCATGGGCGGGGTGCAGACGCCGCCGACGGCGGGCGGCGGCGCGGGCGGCGGTGGCGGAGGCGGAAACACCGCCGTGCGCGTGCCCAAGGAGCTGATCGACTCGTGGATGGCGATGGGGGCGCTGGACGACCCCAATGACGTCAAGCAGATTCAGGAGTTGATGGGCTATCGCAAGCAGGCGGTTGACAAGGGCATCCTGCCCGCGAAGGCGCCGGCGGACCTGTCGCTGGGCCGCCTCAACATCAGGAGGGCGTAATGCGCCGCGGACATCGTGAGACGGCGTTTACGCCGAGTGCCTACCCGGTCATCCGGTCGCGTGACGCTGAAGGGCGCCAGATCGATCTGAGCCAGACGCTTGCGCGGCCGACACAGGACAGGTGGCGCCCGTCGACGGTGCTGGTTCTGCCGGAAGACGAAGGGTTTGATTATCGGTGGGTTCGAGAGTATACCAACGGAGAGATGGACACCAACCGCACATCGCTCATGGTGCGCGACGGGTGGTCGGGAGTTCACGTCGATGACTTGCCGCAGGGGTTCATCGTGGACCCCGACCTCCACGGTGACGGGCTTGCTCGTCATGGCGGCCTTATCCTGATGCGGCTCCCGAAGGAGCTTGCTGCGCAGCGACGGGCATACTATGCCCGGAAACGCGCGGCTATCTCGCACGGAGCGGACGAGCTTCAGGGTATCGCGCAAAAATCGGAGCCGGGGCGCTCCGTCGTGGAGGCTGCGAGCCGAGTCGAATACCTGACCGGCGCATCTGGCCTCCGCGATATGCTGAAATAGGCCGGGCTTTCCGGCGGACAGGAGAAGAAGATGGCCGGATTTGGTCTGAAGCTCGCGAGCACCGCCGGGGCATGTCCCACCGTAACGCTGCGCGAATACCCCATCCTCCCCGCCTATACGGGTGTGATCGCCGCAGGTGATCTCGTGACCCTGGTTTCGGGCTACGCCAGGGAAACGTCCGGCAACTCGGCGGGTAACATCGGCATCGCCACGTCCATCGGCGTTTTCAACGGCTGCCGCTACGTCGGCGCCGATGGCGACTATGAGTTCCGCAACTACTACGACGGGGCTGCCGGCAAGAAAAACATTCTCGCAGCAGTCATCCCCGCCGAAGGGCGGCGGTTCTACGTCAAGGGCAGCTCGGGTGTGACATGGACGGCCGCTGACATCGGCACCATGCGCAACCTGATCTGGGCGGCGCCCAGCGCCGCCGTCAAGGAGAGTCGCGTCACGCTTGGCTCGGCGAACGCCACGACGGGTCACGCTTTCATCCACGGCCTCGCCGATATGCCGCGCAACGGCTATACGGCGTCCGGCGTCACCGAGCCTATCTTCGAGGTGACGATCACCCGCGTCCAGGGCGGCCTCGCCGTGCCCTACGCTGTCGCATAAGAGGGCAACATGAGCGCCATCAACCAGTCGGCAATCCGCGAGCATCTGTGGCCGGGCATCCTGAAGTTCTTCGGGATGACCTACAAGGACTATGCGCCGCAGTGGGCCATGTTTTTCGACACGATGAAGTCGACCAAGGCCTACGAGGAGTGGGTGCAGCAGTTTGGCACGGGCCTCGCCCCGGTCAAGGCGGCGGGCGCCCCGATCGCCGTGGACGAGCTGGGCGAGGTCTGGAAGGGCCGAGCCGAGATGTCCACTTTCGCGCTGTCCTTCGCGATCACCCGCGAAGCGGTCGAGGACAACCAGTATGAGGCGCTGGTGCCCAAATATACGAAGGCCCTGAAGCGATCCATGGTCATCACCAAGGAGATTCGCGGCGCGGCCTACATGGAGGGCATGTTCAGCACGAACACGACCGGCGACGGCGTGGCGTCGTTCAGCGCCGTGCACCCGCTGCGCAACGGGGAGACGTTCTCGAACCTCGGGACGGCCGCCGACCTCAACGAGACGTCGCTCGAAGCCGCGCTGATCAGTATCGGGGATTTCGTTGACGAGCGCGGCCTGCCGATCTCCGCCAAGGCGGATAAGCTGACGGTCCCGAACGCCCTGCGGTTCACCGCTGAGCGACTGTTCGCGACGACCATGCGCCCCGGCACCGACTCGAATGACATCAACGCCATGAAGTCGCTGGGCATGTTTCCCGGCGGCTACTGCGTCAACAACTACCTGACCGACCCGGACGCATGGTATATCAAGACCGACGTCCCCGACGGCCCGGTGTT